CTGCCGCAACCCTGCCACGCACTGGGTCGATGAAGTGCAGACGCTGGCTGGGTGTGCCTGTGGCCGCAACGAACTCCCTGGCGTATTCGTTATGTGACTCTGGGGAGCCTGTCACGAATATGCGGCCGGCATTGCTCATCGTCAAGCTCATGGGTGTGTGCCAGTGGCCCATGTAGCAGTCGGTGAACGGTTCGATGACTCCTGATGCCCAAGCGTTGACTTTTCGCAAGATGCCAAAGGCTGGCGTGTTGCCGCCAAATGACTTGATTTCGTCGCCATGCACCAACAGGCCTCGATAGTTGCCGATCGTGAATATCTGGTACCAGTTGTCTGATTCCTGCCATTCTTTGGTGGCGTAGCCAATCTGGTTCCGCGCGATCTGGTAGGCGATGCGGTCGATGTTGTCGGATGCTGCCAAGTCGCCGCGGCGACCGATGCGGCCGTGATTGCCGTACTCACATACCACGCGCACAATCTTGAAATTGTGCTTGAGTCGCAGCACCACACTGGTGATGATTTGTGATACCTCGAATAGTTGCTCGTAAAGCAGGCTGTCCACTTCGTAGGCCTGACCGGGGAATATGCCTATGCCCTCGACCATGTCGCCACCGAGCAGCAGTACCGCTTCATTGACCGGGTGGTGCTTGCGTTGAATCTCCGTAATGGCAATGGCTTTATCCACAAATCGCTCGATGCGTCTGCGGCAAGTTTCTTTGTCGTAACTGACAGTCTTTTTTCCTAACTGCCAATCCGTGCAGTGCAACAGCGCCACTTCGGCTTTCTTGCTGTTCGGGAATGACCTGGCTGGCGGCACCTTGACCGGGGGTGTGGCCAGGGCTGCATCCTTTGCGGCCGTGTACACCGCCTGCACCAATTCATCGGTTCGATGCTTCAGCTTCGCATAGGCCTGCTGTGATCGCTTTAGTGCTTCGCGCAGCTCTTGAGCCGTTGCGATTTCTTGGGCTTCATCCGCGAGCGCCACGTTTAGTCCTTATGCGAAAAACGACATTGTGATTGGCAGTGGGAAATCCGTATTTCTTGAGCAGTTGAGCGATGGCATGGTTGCTGTACTCCAAGTCATCAAGGATTTCGTACCACTCAGCCTTGTTTTTCTGTTTGGCCAGCCATGCTTCCAGGTCGGCCTGCAGGTTTGATTTCTTTTTTATTTCGTCGCGTAAAGCCATTGCTGTGATCCTCCAAGTGTTTGTCAATCTTGCTTTCTACTCTACGAAGCACCTTAGTGACCTTTGCGTGGTCTGTGTGGTTTTCTCGACGTGCGCGCTCAATCATCCATGTTGGTAGTCCGGCTGCTGTGATGATGGCTATTGCGCTAATCAGCGCTACCCAGATTTCGGTTGGCATGCAGGTTCACCCACTGCTGCACTTTTAGCGGTACTTTGTCGCCTACATAGTAACGCAGGTGCCAGGGCTCGCTTTGCAGTTCCCATGAGAATCCGAACCAGTCAGCGTTGGCAAGCAACCATTCGAGACGTTTGCCACTTGCCTCAGAAATATCAATCGCTAGGCCGAGCGGATGAAACCCGGTGCCGGGCACTGCCATGATTGCCAACCCTGGTTTTAGGTAATACTTTTCGCCTTTGTACATGCGTACCGATTTGGTGTTGGCGATTGGTGCCCTGGTGTATCGCGCCAAGAATCCGCGTTCCTGTATTTCGAGTGTGCGGTACGTATCCCAGTATGAAGTTGGTTTGATGCCTCTGATGCCGTCTTGTCGTGCTGCTGAGCGCATGGCGTGGTATGCCTGGGCTGCGAGCCAGTGCAGGCGGCCGTATGGGCGTACAGGCTTGAGCAGGTAGTCAGGTAATCGACCAGGCTGAATGTTGACCAAATCGGCTGGTAGCCGTACTGGTTTGACCGGGTATTTCACTTGCGGCCGTACCTATGGTCTTTCGTGTTGGCCCATGCGTAGATCAGTGGCAGTACGGCTGCGAGTCCGGCTTTTAGCGCGTTTGTTACGTCGTATTCGCTTGTGATAAGTACGGCGACGCTTCCAGCGACGAATGCTTTGCACCAATCCTCTAAGACGTGTTGCCACTTCATTCTTGCTCGCTTACCGGGCTAACGAACTGATCAAGTGCCGCGTCGTAAGTGTCTCCGATGCCTGCATATTTGCCTCGGAAGTTGGCGTGGTATGACGTTTGTAGCCATTCGCCTTCAAGGCCAAGTGATGCGATGAATGCTTGGCCGGGTGCTTCCGATTCTGGGAAGTTGCCGCCGCCGCATTCGTCATTTGAGACGACGATGACCTGCTGAACGATGTTGTCTGAGATTCGTGCGAAGTGTGCCATGTCTAAACCTCAAACCTGACGTAAATAATGCCTGAGCCGCCAGAACCACCTTGACCTCCCGAACCTGACGCAAAACCGCCGCCACCGCCACCACCGCCTGTGTTGACTGTGCCTGATGCTGCAGTTGTGTTGTCGGTTGTTCCATTACCGCCGCCATCCGTTCCACTACCAGCCGTACCGCCTGATGTGCCTCCGCCGCCGCCACCAGCGAGATTAGAGGTTGAGCCGCCAATAAATGTGCTTCGGTCTACGCCTGCACCACCGCTACCCGACGTGCCGCCTACCGCGTTGCCGCCTACCGCGCCAGCACCACCGCCGCCACCAGACGGATTAGTTGAGCCGTTACTTATTCCTGTGCCACCGTTATTACCTTGACCAGAGATTCCGACACCTGCCGATGTGTTGAATGCTGCGCCACCGCCAGAACCTCCAAAACCGCCTAACCCACTTACCGGTAACCCGTTCCCACCACCGACACCGAACACGCCACCAACTCGGCTTGACGTTCCGACCGCACCTGTCAAACCACCAGCACCACCGCCGCCGACTGTGACGGTTGCATTTGCGTCAAAATAAACCGTCTGCGAGATAACACCACCAGCACCACCGCCGCCGCCGCGTGAACCAGCACCGCCGCCGCCAACAACATAGACATCAAATAGTCCGGCCTTAGTAACCGTCAGCGTAGAACTAGAAGTGAATGTCAGCAGCGTGTAGTTCACACCACCAACCGTGATACTCGAACTGCTGCCGCCTGTCGCGGTTCCGTAACCTATGCCACCTGCGGGAAAAAACGTGAAGGTTGACGCCGACAATGCAACCAGTGTGCCGCCTCCATATTGCGCCAAAGCAAGTGAACCGGATGTGTTGATCGTTACGCCAGCACCAGCGGTCACTGTCGTGGTGCCTGCGCCCTTATTCGCAATGAAAATCGTGTCACCAACACCAAACACTGAATTATTTACAGTGATGGTTGTTGCGCCAGCGTTGTCCATGATGACGCGCTTGCCAACATCCCCAACCACCAGCACATAGTTGGCAGTTTGGTCATTGATTGGCAGGGTCGTGATGTTGTTTAGTTGTGCTGCTGTCAGCACCTGCCCGGCCGTGAATGGAAACGGTGTAGCCATAGATACCTCAGCCTAATACGTTCGTGTCGTCAATTAGCCCGTACACCGGGTCATCAAGGATCAGTTCATAAACAATCGTTGTGGGGCTCGTAAAGAACGTGATTACGTGGCCGCCTGACACGGTGATACGGCCCTCGATGCCCTCCACCGCCAGTTCCTCAGCAATCTCGCTGTTCAGCCCTGGTATCTGTTTTTCAATGCTGATCGTGTCACCGATATCGACGCTGGCCACGTCATCACGCTGGCTGCTGGTCAAGCGGCTGAATGTCGTAGTCAGGCTGGTGTACTGCGGCTCAGGCTCAGGCTCAAGCAGGTAAGCAGCCAGGTCATCTACCTCACCCTGGATGTGTAGCAGGCTGTTGGTGATGGATAGCGATTGTGTGAAGTATTTAGCAATGCTGGCCGAATCGGTATCGGTTGCGGTCTTGCCATCGAGCGCTTCAACATAAGCACGATTCACCACTCGATCAGCATCAAACTGGATGGTTACGTCGGTGTATGCGGCACCTGTGCCATCATCCTTGAAACTGACGACCGGAGCACTCAACGTGGTGCCAATACGGTTTTGGAACGTCAACGTGCCGTCAGCGGCCATGAACAGGCGGCCTTGTTCAGCCTGGTTGATTTGCTGCAAGTAGGCGAGCGTGTTGGTGCCTGCATCGACGTTGTATTGGCCCGTGCCACCTAATTCGACTGTGCCTGTGGCAATGTTGCGTGTGCCTGCCGGGTAATCCACTTCGGGCAGGTCAAGAACGTCTGCGACGCGGCTGCCAGACAATTCAGCAGTCGTGTTGTAATCATCAAGTTGCGTTTGAGCCAAACGGTAAAAGTCGTCAGCGCATACCACTGTCACGCTGTCTAAATCGCCCAGGGCGAAGTTGTAGTCGTAGCCGGTAACAATGCCTGTGAACAGATATGTGCCATCGCGCGATAGGCGTATTTTGCGTAGTGGGGCTAGTCCGGGCTGATTGTTCAATGGGTCGTAGTAGGGGCTGCTGGTGTCATATGGCCCCAGGATGCCTGTTTCGTCAAGCATGTTGAACGACATGGTGCCTGCACCAAATTGGTAGTCGGTGCGTTGGCGGCCGCGTTTGTATCGAATGTCGGTAACGAATGGTGTTATGTCAGCGAACTGCGTGGTGCCATCCAACACATAGTCCGTGTTGTCTAATACGCCTTGAGTCGCATTGTCTAGGCGAAATGCGTCAACCTGAAACCCAGTATCAAGTTCGAGCAGGTAGTCGCCGGATTGAACTACGGATGTGGTCATCAGATTGCAATCTGTAGATCGAGTGGGCCGCTGCGACGGTTGTAATCTTTCAACGCATCCACGATGGTGTCACCCAAATCGGTTGGTGCAGTCACAGTGTTTACAGTGACGTTGATGACTTGACTGTTCATCCGTGCAAGTTCGCCTGGCGTAAAGTCAGCCAAGCGTGGGTCGTCAGAACGGTACAAACCTGTGTAATCAGGTGCACCTACTGGCAGGATGCTGACGCGACCTGCACCGCCACCACCGCCGCCACCGCCGCCGCCACCAATCGGCACGATAGGCACCACAGGCAATGTGCCAGGTGTTTCAGGCCGCAAAAACTTACGCTCAAGCAAATCCGGGCCACTGTCAGGGCCTGGCAATTTCGGTGCCACGAATCCTGGGGTCGTGTTGGGCACATTGAACTTCGGTACCAGACTGTCAAGGCTTGGCAGTTTGATATCACCGATGTTGAATATCTTGCCGATTAGGGCGACGACTGCGTACAGCGGCCCCAGCACTTGGGTGAGTACCGCGCCCCACCGGGCGAAACTATTACTGACCGCCTGTGTCTTGGATTCGAGGTAGACGAGCCCGGCCGCAAATGCTGCCGTTACCACAATGGCTGCACCAATCGGGTTGGCTGCAACTGCCGCGTTAAATGCCCACTGTGCTGCCCTGGCTGCAATCAGGCTGGCTGTGTACACCTTCATTGCCAAGTTGATTGCCAACACCGCTGCGGACACGCTGGCGATTACTGCACCAAATGTGACCAAGACACCTGTGTTGTTCTGTACGAATTGTGCAGCTCTGTCAAGTACTGGTAGCAGACGCTCGACCACCGGGATGAGCGCCATGCCGATGTTTTCTTTGGTGTTATCAACAGCGATAGCCACTCGACGCATCTGGCCTTCATACGAATTGGCTGATGCCGACGCGGCACCACCGAACGTGTCAGACAACTGGCCGAGAATCTTGTTGAAGTCTTTGGCTTTGACTGCGTTTTCATCAAGTGGAATGCCGAGACGTTGCAGGGCTGTGACCTGACCGTTGGCGGCCTTTGACAGTGCGATGCTGACGCTTTCCAGATCGCTACCTGTTGCGGCACTGATATCAAGCGCCACTGCCAGCAGATTCTGGGCTTGCTCAACATCCCCAGTGGCGCGTACCAGGTTGCCCAGGGCTGGGCGCAACTGCTCGTCAGATACGGCCGCAGCGCGCTCTGTGGCGGCAATGAATTGCTCATTAGCGGCAATCTGCTCATCGGTCGCATTGGTGGTGTTAATCAGCGCTTGGGCCAACAGTTCCTGGGCTTTCAAATCCTCCATCGCGGCTTTCGTTGCGAGCGTTGCCCCGGCCGCTAAACCGGCCAGGGCTGCAGCTGCAGGCACTGCGGCTTTCTTGAGCGCGAACTGAGCCTTAGCGCCAGCGCCTTCAAGGCTCTTGAACTCATTGATGGCCGACTTGATGCCTTTCGAGTCGAACTCGGAGACAATAGGGATACTTACGGCCATCGTTACAGCCTACGAACCTTTGCTAGTCACCAGATTGCGGTTCACTTCCTTCATCACGCCCTCACACAGTTTCAGCATCTCGGCCTCGACCTGTGATCGGTTGCGCTCAAATGATGGCCACATGACACGCGATGCGCTACCAAAACGCAACTGCAATGCGCGTGCAAGCGGATTGCTTCGCTTACGGCCAGCCATGTCAAACGTCTGGTTGGCGAGTCCTGACCACACCAAACGGAATGTGCCCACGTTGACCAAATCGCCCCGGTATTCCTTGACTCGACGAGTACTGATTTTCGCCACCAACAGTTTCTGGGCCACTGCTTTGTTCCAGCCGCCTTCAGGGATGATGTCGTGACCGGACTTGGTTTTCCATCTGCGATTCAACCCGGACAACGGTGCCTGCTGCGGTATCGCGGCTTTCGCATCAGCAATCACGCCAGCGACAATCTTTTTGTAATCCTTAGTCACCTCGCGACGCAACGACTTATCAATCTTGTTCAGTTCTTTGAGTGCATCCTTGATGCCATAGACCTGGATTGTCGTTTCAGCGGCCACGTTTGTTTGCTTTCTTTGCTAGAAGTAACACGGTAGCCAAATCCTCGTAATCGAATCTGATATCCGGTGGCCACCAGCCTGTAGCCAACAGCAACTCTGCTAACTGCCTGCGGAGGCTGCCGCTTCCGTAGGGTTTGTCGATTGTTCCTCGATCACATCCAAATCGGTGACGCACTCAAGCCAAGTGTCATAGTCGCGGTTCTCTTTGGCCATCGCAACGAGTCGGTGCCATGCCATGAATGCCAGGTCATCGATGCCGATGCCGTTCATCATGTCGCGCACGGTTTTCTTTTTTTTGCGTTCCCAATGCGCGGTATCCGCAAGCGTTGTGACCACTGTTTCTTCAACCACCGCACCAGCCGGGGTGCGGTACGCCACTTTTATGTTGAACTTCACGGCGTGGTATCTTCGACGAGTGTTCCGCCTGTAATCACTATCTCGATTTCTGACAACTCTCCGAGGGTGGCATTGACGATATCCAGTGACTCTAGGTACCCGCCCGTAATCTGCATTTCTGGGTTGGTGGCGCTGATGGCTGCGCTGGTCGGCTTGACTGCGACGTACACATTGGTGCCTACCAGGCCCGTGAGATCGACATAGGTGCCCGGCGTGGCGCTGTATTCCATGAGCAGCGTGGCTGTGACGGTCACGTTGGTCAAGCCGCCTACGTACTGGCGGCCAGTGACACCGAAACTGGTGGCATCAAGCGCTTCACGCGACTTGGTGATGACCACTGCCTTGCACTGGTCTGACAGGTCTTTGATGCCAGCAAGGTTCGGGCCGATGCCGAACGTGGGGGAGGCGAGGTAGGTGACTGCAGTTGCCATGTAGCGAAACTCCTTTTGATGGAGGCTCGCTGCAAGCCTGTTGGCAGTCTAGTAGCCCTATGGCACTACTTTGGTGTTGATTGTCAGTTCATATGCGGCATAGTCAAGGCCGCCGTAACTGATCGTGGTTGGCCGGGCCGTCAATAGCCCAATCTTTGCAGCTCTAATCAGGTCAGCCAAATCAAGCAGCGTGTCCATCGTTCGTTTGTCGCCAGCGCCCTGGGCGATTAGCACCACGCGGTATTCCATTTCGGCTTCTACGTTTGTGTGCATGACGATGCTGGGTGCCTCGACCAGCGCGCATGGTGGGTTCAGTGTGCGTGGGTCATCAAATACGCGCAAGCCAGTGATGGTCTGCAACTTGGTGACTAGCAGGCCGTAGCCCTCAGCGAACATGCCAGGCATCAGGCCACCTGCGGTTTATTGACACCCAGCAGACGCATGATCTGACCAAAGTTGCCTGCCACCGGGCCACCAGTAGCAAGTGGGTCAAACGATGCCAGGGCCTCGACGCTGCCCTTTTCGCGATACAGGATGGCCGCGTATTGCACCGTGCCTAGTTTGACATCAAGGCCGGGCACCGTGCTGGGGCTATCAAAATAGCCGGACTCTTGCCTGCGTCGGTAGGCGAATGCGTTGGCTGCACCTACAGCCATTGTGGCAATGTCCAGGTCGGCGCTGGGGTTCGTAAATGTGTAGCCGAGGTAATCCTCAAGATCGCCCAAAGCAATCCATGTGCAGGTAATCGAGTAGGTGGCGTTGCCTGCGGTAACGGCCTGACGCTCTAGGTCGTCTGTACTGAGCGCGAACAGCACCTGGTTAGGGATGATGCGCGCAAAGTCGTACTGGTAATCGCCTTCGGTGCTGACACCAGTTAGGTAATACTCCGGCAAAGCCAGAATCTTGTGGGTGCCGTTGAATGGGGCACCCATGTTGGTGAGGGTAACGCTTTGCCCTACCTCGAAGTTGATTGGTTCAAGTATCTGAACTACGGCCACGCCTTCGGTCACCTGTTTATGGGTGACAGTCAGCGTGGCCATAGTTAGTCGCCTGGAGGATGCGAACTAGATCAGACGGCTTTGCGGAACTTCTGCTCGTCAATCAT